GAATATCATGAACAATCCGGTGAAGATTTTGATTAAGACTGACAATGTGAAATTGGACGGTATTAAACAGTATTTCGTGAATTTGTCGGACAGGCAGAAATACGATACATTGTTGGAGTTGTTCCGTGATTTGAACATTTCTCAGGCGATTATCTATTGCAATTCGAAGGAGCGGGTTGAATGGTTAGTGAGCAATCTATTGGCGGCGAATTTCCCGATTGACTGCATTTATTCATCGATGACCCAGGAGCAGCGAAACGAGGTGATTCGCAAGTTCAGGGCGGGAGAAGTGCGCATCTTGATTGCGACTGATATCATTGCGCGTGGTCTCGATGTGCAACAGGTGTCAGTGGTGATCAATTACGATTTCCCCAAGGATCCTGAGACGTATATTCATCGATCGGGAAGATCTGGTCGCTATGGTAAGAAGGGGTTGTGTATCAATTTCGTGGATCGTCGTGATATGATTTATATGCGAACAACACAGCAACAGTATCATTTGAATATTGAACCGTTGCGGTCTGATATTGCAGGTTTATCGTAAACGCATTTTCAATTAAAACTTTTTGATCAAAAAGTTTTGTATACTCCTATAATAACAGAACAAATGGAATACGCTGCCGTTATAAGTCTTTTAGCCATAGGTGCCGCACTCAATCAGTCGAAACCTTCAGGTGTTCTTTTCCAACAGGGTTCCGCTAGTCGCAGCAGTGTCCCGATTCCGTCTACATATGAATCGACCCGATCTATTGAAGTCCGTCACGGGGAGGAGGCAAGGGCGGCGGCAGTTTACAAGGAGCTTCGTGATCCGGCGGCTGCTCGTATTATCGCCGGACCTCCTGATAAACTGTTGCCGAAGACCGATTGGACAGATAAGACGATGCCGATCGAATTCAGTCAGAAGGCGTTCGATGTCAATGAAACAGCTGTACCGGCTCCATCTGATTTGAGTCACAACGATTCGACGGATTTCGTGACTGGAGGTGTTCACGGTATATCTTTGACTGGTCAACCTATCAATCCCAAGACTTTCCGTCATAACAATATGGTGCCGTTTTTCGGTGCTAAAGTGAAACAGAATATGGACGAATATGCCAATTCAACCAGAGTCGAACATTTTACCGGTACTCCGTCTACTTTCCAGGAGAAGCATGAGATTAGTCCGCTGTTTCATCCAGAGAAGAACATCGGCAATGTTTACGGTGCTTCCAATCTCGACGGTTATATGAAAGATCGATACATTCCGTCACGACTCCGACAAGGTGAACTCCCCACCGAAAAGATCTATGTTGGACCCGGTCTAGCAGCTGGATACAGTGCATGTGGTAAAGGTGGATTCCACGATTTTGATTCGCAAGAGTATGCCAAACCACGCAATGTCGATGAACTGCGTACATTGAACAATCCGAAAGTGTCGTATTACGGTCGCATTGTGGCGGGCAAACATATTGCACGACCTGCCAAGATCGGTATAGTCCAGAAGAATCGACCGGATGCCTATTATCAGAACACACCGGATCGCTATTTCACGACTGTCGGCGCTACTGCTGGAGCCAGTCAGCGCAGTTCCGTCGTTCTTAAGAATATGGATCATCGTAAGAAGTCGCGTAGTCATGTGGGTCCAGCTGGTCCCGCTGGCGGTGCGACTCGCTACACATCTGGGCGCACTCGATTCACTGAGTCCAGGAAACAGGCTATTGATGGCACATTGGGCATCGCCGCTGCGCCTGGTCTCTGGTCGGCGCTGATGTCGGCATTTGGCGGCGGCGACTACGGTAGGAGTACAACCGTGGCAGCGGATACGAACCGCGAATTTGTTGGACACTGGGGCGGTGCTGATCGTACGAATGGCCAGAATCCGGGACAGATGCGCGATGGCACTGGTCCACGCAGGACACGGCGCGTGTTCTTGGACGAGAACGATCATATTGGACCGGCAACCGGACCCGATGCAGGACCTGTATGGGATCCGGAAGATGTGGCGAAGACAACTATTAAGGAACAGTTGATCGATAACGATTATCTTGGACCGGCAACGACAGAGATTAAGGATGCACCAGCACAGGATATGACACCACTGAGGACAACTGTAAAAGAAACGACGCATTCGGAGCATTTTGGTCAAGCTGCACTCAATGAAGACGGCGCATATCAGAATGAGAATGTGGAGGCAAGAGAGACCAATCGCGAGACTTGTACAGGTGAGGTCATTGCACCGGCACACCGGCCAACTGGTGGCGGATACGAGACGACGAACACTAATATCAATTTGACCGAGCGATCACAATACGATGATATCGCCTATGTTCCCGGGGCACAAGGTCCGAATGAGATTCCGAACAGCAAGCAGGTGAACGCTATTGTTCGCAGGACAGGGGACATGAAGAACGACGCGATTCGGTCTCGTGGAACTGCGCCGACGAGGGTCATCAATTCGATCCGTCAAACGAATGTTCAGAGTGTGACCAGGACACGAACGCGGTTACCGATTGATCAGATTGCGGAGAGGACTCAAGATCCGTCATTGTTGAACGCTTTCAGATCGAATCCGTACACTCAAAGTTTGTTTAGTTATGTTTGGCCATAATCGAAATCAACAAATGTTCCACGTGATTTGATTTCAAGTTGATGAGTTGATCGCAATTCAGTATATATATTACCCTCATCCCCTGTGTATAAATTCATATAATATCGTCCATAACCTCGCCATATGTAAGTATTTCTATTGGTAACATCAACTGACCGTGTTATATATTGAACCAATTCTCGTGGTTGCAAATGTTGAATTTCGGACAATATTTCTACTTGGAATTGTGTTTTATCTGTCTTACGTTGTAACATAGGTATAATATCACGTATCATACGATGAAGATATGTTGTCATATCATCTTGAGATAATGCGATTTGAGTATTGAATCCTATTATAATTGTGTTAAAAGAGTGTGCATTAGGATCAAACAGTGTTCCATTGATAAGTTGATAAACCGATTCAATATATGTTAATTGTTTATATTTATATGAAAATGTTGGGGAATCTTGAGATAATTGATCATAATATTGTTTAATATCATGATTCATATTTCCTATTTGATCAATCATTACAAGTTTAATTTGTTTATCGATATGTTGATCTTTCATATATTGCAACAATAAATAGCAAAAGAACAGTTCCGCAATTGGACATTGACCACTTGCATATGAATAAATATAAAATGGTTCTGTCAGTGTTGACATATTATTCACTATATATTTGATATATTCAACATATAATGATCCTAGATAAGATCGACCATTTACATATCGATTAAACGATGGTGGCAATTGAATATGTACAGGGATATGAATATTTGTAATATATGAGTTATGCGGAACATCGACTGATAATTGTCGCATTAGTGGAGTTTGTTGATCTGTGATGGAATTGGTTGATTGAACAGGTGTTTTATAAAATGCATCTCCTCGCATATTAAAATCAACTCTTCCATAAATGGGCAATCGATATCGTAAATGACTATGTGTAAGCGTAAGGGTTGATTGTTCAGGATGATGGTTATACATATAACACGGCAAGGTGTAAGTGTATAATAAGAATTGTAATCGATCAAATGTTGTATACGATAGGGTAGAATGAAACGGAATTTGTAATGCTATATAAGATGGATTAAGTATGTATATATCGATATTATCGGAATTGATTAAATGTGTATCTTCTGACATAAAATGTCTTATCATATGACGGGTAAAATCACGTGCATCCCGATCAACTTTATCATAAAAATCTTGTAAAATAGGCATATCGTCGGATGATAGTTTTGTACGCATTGCGTCGACATTAGATGATAATGATCGCAACAACTTGAGTCTTTTATATGGTGTATTACTAATAGATATTTGATGTAATATGTTGTTTCGAGTTAATATATTCATATCAATGTAATATAAATTAAATGTATAAATATCGCAATGTAAATTAAAAGCAACCTTATGTCTCAATTAGAACAAGTGTTCACTGAAAACACTCGATTAGTGTCCGGAGTAGTCGATTCCGATCCAATATGGTTCGATGATTGGACAATTCTTTATCGAGATGGTCGAGCTGTCTATTATATTCCTGCCGATACGATGACTTTACAAGAGAAGGCAAACGCTCTTCTTCGCCTCAGTTTTTATGTCGGTCTATTACTGGCATTGTTGAAAAACGATTTGCGATTTGTTATTTATGCTCCACTCTTTACGGCAGCGTTTACACTTGTCCTTATTAAAATGCAACCTGATCGATTCGCCAATTATATGACATCTTTGCAACATTCACCCACTAATATACATAATGAACAGGAGTTGCGTCGTGATGATCGGGTGATTGAACCCACTGTGGATAATCCTATGATGAATGCCAATTTAATCACCGATGATCGGGATAAACCAAGTGCGCCCAAGACTTTCGACAATGAGACCATTCAACAACAAATGGATGACACATTTTATACGAATCTTTATAGGGATGTTGGGGATATCTATGGGCGCAACAATGGACAAAGGGAGTTCTATCAAATGCCCGTCACTGATCTTACCGGGAATCAAACCGCATTCGCTAAATGGTGCTACGCTACTGGACCCACATGCAAAGAGAAATCAAGTGAATGTGTCGCATTTACAAACTGAAAATCCATATCCAAATCCATCATAGATCATTTTATTAAATGATCTTTATTATGCATCGTGACCAGGATCCGGATGAGCTGGTGCAGCTGCAGCTGCAGCGCCCTGGTCCCGCGGTCTTGATCCGCTGCGATCTGATGCCTGCCGCATGACCTCCATTACATCCTGTTGAAGTGCAGCTGTGTTCAACTCTCCTGACTGAACCTTCTGATCCAACTGTTGCGCAATTGTCTGCATCATTCCCATCATACGAGTCTGTCCCTCTGGTGAAAACATCTGTTGCATCATTGTCGCCGGATTGATTGGCTCTCCTGGTGCTGATCCAAACATTTCATTTATCTTACCGTCTTCCATAAACTGTTTCGCCATCTGACCCAACTGACTATGTTCCAGACTCTGACCAATCTCCGCCAACTTCTGCGGATTCTGCATCATACTCCCCAACAATCCCATCACATTCCCCGCGGGTCCTGCTCCGGAGCCCGCTGCTGATCCCATCAATGATGCAAACATCCCAGCAAGTCCATCCGATTCAGATGATGATGACTTTGCCGCTGCAGTGCGACCCTTCGTTCGATGTCTCCGACTCCTACCCTTTGTCCGCTCTCGCACAGATGTCAACATAAACTCTTTCTGTTGACGGTATTTTGTCATATCATCGGCGGCAAAATAGCGTGTACCCAAGTCATCCGGCAGATTATCGCGTTCGACGCTCATTGTCTCATAAACCTCATATAAAAGACTGAATAGCTGACCACGCTCTCCCACACTCAACTCTCTCAACACTTTCTCGAATCGCATATGTAACACAAGTCGATGATTTGTCATATCATGACTCAAAAACCTGTCCGCGTTACCCATCGTAATCTCATCCATGTAAGGCAACACATTATCAATGTATTCACGGATAAAAGTGTTCATCTCTGTCTCATCGTGTTGGAAGTTGGCAGATAACTTGCGCTGTGCATATTGCCGATACTTTTCATCTGAATAAGCATGCTGTGACAACCACATGGCAATCATGCGCATCGCCTGCTGAAATCGAGTACGGGACTCCGTTGACCAATTTGTAAACATTGTTTTATGCTCTTAGATGACCTTTTCTTTTGATATTGACAAACGCATCCGATGTCAATGGAATAAATCTGATGTTACTATATATGTTCAACATCAGTCCCGATCTGATATGGCCAATCACTCTTATCTTCACCGCAATTGTTGCCTATTTTACCCTTGAAACCACTCCGATTTACAGCATTCTTGTCCTTCTGAGCATGTATATTATCTTATACAAAATTGCCACACCTATTCCCGTAGCACCTCCGGCGCCTGATCAATCCAAATGGGCGGAAAGAGTCGATGGATCCATGACTCTCGGGGATATCGTGTCCAAACTCGGTGTTATGACAATGTCCGACCTTCATTGATCCAACCGGATCATATTGCGACATCTTCCATCATCTTCCATCATCTTCCATCATCATGTTAAAACATGTCTGACTGAATTTGCCGTAAAATGAATTTAGGTTGCGACATCTTCCATCATCATGTTAAAATATGTCTGACTGAATTTGCCGTAAAATGAATTTAGGTTGCGACATCTTCCATCATCATGTTAAAACATGTTTGACTGAATTTGCCGCAAAATGAATGGATCCGGTTGTCAATCCAACCGGATCATATTGCGACATCTTCCCCTTTATGACCGATTTCGATTCCGCATCTTTATCCTCTTCTTTCTCTTTCTCATCCTCCGATTTCCCAATCAATTTGTTATAATTGACTGTCCATACTTCCCACACATGTTGATAATCGATAAGCCATAAAATGAATCCCGCCATGGTGAATCCGATTAAACGATCTTCTTTATCCAATGTACGCGCTGATATAGGATTAAACAGATAGAATCCGTATATTCCCAACAACAGTAGAAATACGGTTTCCAATGTTGTATATAACAAATTGTTAACATGAACTAGTCCTAAGATAACACAAATCCATAAGATAAAATAAAAACTCTTGATTCCTACAATTGTTTTCAATATATTCGAATAGCGAGAATACTCCTTATATGTTGATCGAATCCAATCCATATCTTTCTTACTTTATTTTCGTATAAAAACAAAAACAAAAACAAAACCAAAACAATGATAGCAACTCTTTTATCTTATACATCAGGATTGTCCTATACATCCGGAGTGTCTTATATAGCAGGATCAACCTCAACAACTGTTGAGCCTGAGTCAGAGACACATACTGACCAAATCTTCCCGACTCATCTTCTTTGTGCCTCTCTTTATTTCAATCCAATAATTCGATCAAGTCCAAGTACATCGAACATCTCGGATCTTCGTCACGCTCTCATTCATAAAAGATCAACCGAGATAAACCGCGCAATTGATCGCGTCTATCGTGATCTAGGTGGTACACACACACTTTTTCGCATCTTATGTGAAGAGAATCAACCAACTCTTTTCAAAGAACAGTTTATCGCCAAACTCATCAAAGCCGGCGATTTCTATCAAGCACTTACATCGCTGATCATCTACGGTGAATATCTCCATCAATCGACAACTGAATGGATACGTATCACCATTGATCTCGGCAATTCCGTCAAAATATGTTATCGACGATATGTCGCTTTCCGGAACATTTGCGACGCTGTTCGTGTCCCAGAATGGATCCGAACAATTCGCACATGTGTTTACGATGATGCGATTGCAGAATAAGCCGCAACCGTTTTCTTAGCCACTGCTTGAATATCCCCTATCATCGGAGCAGGATAGTCAACATTCGCCGCCAAATGTTTGACATGTGCCACGTTCCATCGTAATATGTCAGCAGTTGGAACCGCATCCAGTTCCGGAATCCATCGGCGGATATATACACAATCTTTATCGTATTTCTCAGCTTGTCTCCATGGATTAAAGATCCGGTAATACGGTTGCGAATCGGTGCCAGTGGATGCGGACCATTGCCAACTGCCATTGTTAACGGCGACATCGTAATCGGTCAATTGCTGGGCGAAATACTGTTCTCCTCTGCGCCAATCGATACGCAACAGTTTGATCAAGAAATTCGACACTATCATACGACCACGATTATGCATAAATCCCGTTTGATTCAATTGACGCATGGCGGCATCCACAATAGGGATTCCAGTTGTCCCCGTTGTCCATCTTTCCCACGCTGTCTTCGACTCTGACCATTTGAGCCGCGAATATTGTTCCCGCATCGGCGCACCGAGAACATGCGGATAATAATACAGGATCTGATGATAGAAATCCCGCCAATACAGTTGACGACGCAACGGTTCGATTCCTTTCATCGCCTTATACGATTCCCTCATTGACACACATCCGAACTTATGATACGCCGATAACATCGTGGTTTCATATGTCATCTGATCCCGCTGTTTCCCGTACTGTTTATATTGCCCTTCTTGAACTGCTGCCAATCTGGTCAGTGCCGCAGTGCGACCACCTGTAACACCCGTCGCACTCATAGCAGTGACCGCCACTGATGGCAATCGCGTCGATCCGATCTTAAGATCGACGAATTTGACCGCCGATTCATCCGGTTCCGCTATACGGATCTTCATTGCGGTCCTGTAATAAGGGGTAAACATGCGATAAGGTCCGGTTCCATCGGGTTTCATTACGGATCCGACAGGGTTCAACATGACATCGGCGACACTGTTGAATGTGCGACCCATCGATTCACACACTGTCGACAAAGTG